CGTGCAGCTTGAGTTATCTATTAAGATGTTACAATTAGAAGCGTTTAACTTAGGAAAAAAACACTCAATCGAAGAGGATGAGCCGATTATAATCACTCAAACAAAAGATTACGAGCCGTTGCTTAATACAATTAATAATTTTAAATTTTAAAAAAATGGATGAAATTCAAAAGGCAATGGAAACAAAATTTGCCGAATTAAAAAAACAAGTCGAAGCGAAAACCTCAGAGGTCACAGCCGATGAGTTCAAATCTTTGGAAACAAAGTACAATGATATGGTTAAAGAATTGGCAGATGCTAAATCTAAAGACCAAACAGATGTTACTATCAAGGCTATGCAAGATCACCTGGATAAACTTGATATTAAGATGCAAAAGAAAGGTGTTGAAACTAAGCGTTCTAATGCCACTATTGACAGTGAGGTTAAATCTTACTTCGAGAAATCAGAAATTAAAAGTGCTATTGATGAATTGAAAACCAACCGTTCGACTTCCGTTAACATGGAAGTAAAAGCAGTTGGAACGATGACTCTAGGATCTTATGACGGAACTTCTCTAACCACCGATATTGATAGAACAATTTCTAAAGCTCCAAACAGACAGCCTTATCTTAGAAACCTTGTAAATGTTTCGACTATTACTGGGAATAAGGTAACATGGGTTAATAAGGAAGCTATAGAAGGTTCTGCAGGAATGACTGCGGAAGGTGCATTGAAATCTCAGGTTTCATGGACCTACACAGAAGAAAGCGCAGACGTTAAGAAGATCACAGCTTTTGTAAAAGTATCTAAAGAATCCCTAGACGATTTAGACTTCTTACGTTCTGAAATTAACACAGACTTACGTGAGGAAATCGAGTTAAAACTTGATGAACAATTAGCAAGCGGAACAGGTTTAACAACAAACCTCAAAGGCATTTTAACTTATGCTCCGACATTCGATGTGACAGGAACTCCATTCATAGATTCAGTTGCTACTCCTAACAGAGTTGATGCACTAAGAGTTGCGGTTTCGCTTGTTAAGAGTAACAGATTTACTCCTAATTATGCGGTTATTAATCCTATGGATGCAGCATTAATGGACTTAGCGAAAGGCGAGGACGGGCATTACATCTTGCCTCCATTCGTTACCTCTGATGGGCTTAGAATTGCGGGTATTCCAATTATTGAGAATGAAGCGATTACTGCGGGTAGTTTCCTTGTAGGAGACTTTAATAAGTCTAATCTTAGAATTAAGGAAGAAATCAACATTAACTTAGGTTATGAAAATGATGACTTTACTAGAAACTTAGTTACTATATTAGCTGAAATGAGAGCAGTACATTATATCAAAAAGCATCATATCCCTGCCTTCTTGAAAGGTACTTTTGCTCAAGCGATTGACGATATTAACACAGTTCAACCAGCAGTATAATTAATAATAGGGGTTGATTAATTTCAGCCCCTTAATTTTAATATTATGAAGATAAAAGCATTAAAGAATTTTATAGATAAGACCAATAGCAAAGCCATAAAGGTTGGCGATGTTATAGATATTTCAGACACAAGGGCAAAATCTGCCATTGAGCGTAAATTAGCCGAAGAGGTTAAAACAGAAAAAAAAGAAGGTAAACCAAAGATATCTAAGAAAGAAAAAAAGTAAATGAGTTACCTATCTGTAATATCTTTATCACAAGCAAAGAATCATCTTAGAATAGATGAGGACTTTACAGCTGATGACAGTTCAATCGAAAGAATGATAGCGTCTGCATTGGAGTTAATAGAAAAGAACACTAATCATTTAGTTTACCAACGTGAAAGGACTTATTATCGGTCCGTTGATAATGCTAGAATATCAGTATTTGACTATCCAATAAATAAATATGATATGGAGGTCACAGCATTACATTACTCATTAAAACACGAATTTCATACGGATAAGATTACTTTGGACGTTGGGTATATAAGCCCTTATGACGTTCCTAGTCCTTTGATTGATGTGGCGTTAATGATTATAGAAAATTGGTATTACGAAGCGGAAAACGAGGGAAACAAAGCCGACATTCCAGAACGTGCCAATAGTATTATGTTTACCTATAAACGTTGCATTGTTTCATGAGAGCTAGAAGATACACCGATATAATAGAAGTTTGGCAGTCTATTGAGATTGAAGACGGGTTCGGCGGGTATACTAATCAAGAAGTTAAGCAGTTCGATAAATGGGCGCAAAAGAGAACCCAAGGTGCAGGAAATAAATTCCAGTTATACGGGTTAAACGATTTTAAAAACCCAGTTATATTCAGGATACGCAAAGGCAACAATTTTATAAATGAAGATATGTTTATTAAATTTAACGGTTCCAAATTCATTATAAAAGGAATAGAAAACGTAAATTTGGACAACATCGAGATTAATTTATATTGTGATGAAACTTAAAACCAAAAGATTATGAAACCAATACCAAAAATAGTAGTAGATGAAAAAGGATATATAAGAGTTCAAACTACCTAGTGGCGAAATGTTGCCAGAGGTTGATCTAATAATAGAGAACAGCATGAATTCAACTAGCGTTGAAAAAAGAGAAAGAAATAATAAACAGTGTTTTGTTACTGTTAAATTTCTATGTGAACACGATTTAAAATGAAACTTAAAGACGTAAATCAATTACAAGTTAAGCTATCTAAGATGAACCAACAGAGTTCTAAGATAGTTGGAGACATAGTAAGGTTGAACGCTAATGAGATAGCAAGTGAGGCATCTAGGAACGCACCAAAGATGTTTAAAACGAAAGGAGGTACGGGATTCCCAACTAATGGAGAGATTAATCAAAGTATTGCAACCGATAAAGTAAGCGAATTAAAATACACAGTATCGGTTAACTCAGTGATGGGTGCTTATGCGGAATTTGGTACTGGCGCATTTGTAGACGTTCCAGAAGGATGGAATGAAATATCATGGAGTTATTATGTGAATGGTAAAGGAATGATAATGCCAACGCCTTATTTCATACCAGCATTTAGAGCGGGAAAAGAAAGAATATTAAAAGATTTACAAAACTATTTGAGTAAAATAAATGATTAATCCAGATAAACACATAAGGAAGTATTTTGCAACCACTTTAAGCGGTCAAATAGTAGATGGTAAAACAATTACCGTACATGATTATAGAGCGCCTTTTAATTCAGATGCTTACATTCTTATGATTAATCAATCAATGACACCTAACAAAGACCATAAATGCGATATAGTTAGCTGGAATTGCTTTATAGTTTTAGACGTTGTTACTCTTTTTGATAACATTTCAGGCAGTCGAGTATTAGCAGATAATATCAAAGAAATGGTAATGAATGAAACTCAAAGCATTTCAATAGATAATTTTTCAGTCGACAATGTTAACATAACTTATCCAGACGATTTAAGTTTAATCACAAGCACACAAACTATATTTAGAAAATTAATTAATTACGAATTTAAAATAACACAACTATGAGTAAAATTGTTCAAGGTAAAAATGTCATCCTTAAATTTTGGGATGGAACGGCATATCTGCCAGTGGGATGCTTGACCACAAACAGTATTAACGAGTCTCAGGACATCACAGAGGGAGAACCAAACAAATGCGATACGACTAAACCTAAATCACAGGGTTCGTATTCCTATGATATTAGCGGGGACGCAGTTATGATATCTTTAGACGATACTGAATATGCTACAAAGGCTCATTACGAGAAATTAAGAACGCTTTGGGCTGATTCAAGAACGAGCGGTGATGCTATTAATTGGGCTATGGAGGGTAGTAATATTGATTACTATGGTGAAGGGTTTATCACAGAACTTTCTGCAAAATATCCAACAGATGGAAGTGCTACTTTCACTATTGGCCTTTCAGGTATTGGAGAAGTGTTATTGACAGACCCAAAAGCTCCAGTAGTTTAATTTAAAACTAAAACATTATGAAAATCACAGTTAAAGATAAAGAATACGAGCCAAAGTTTGGTATAGGTTTTATGGAACGGGCTATCAAAGAGGACCAACCAGAGGGGCAGGATATAATGCAACTGCCGACACAAAGACTTCTGTATCATGCCTTAGCTTATGCCGATGAGCGTAACGGAATAGAGCCACAGTTGACAAAGTTTGATATTTTTGATTACTTGGATGAAGTTGGTTTAAATTCTAAAGATATTAAGCTGTTTCAAATTGAGTTTTTTAAATCTATGCGAGTTCATTTGCCTGATAACGAAAGCAAAAAAGCAATCGATGAAGTAGTGAAAGCACTTACGCCTGAGGACAAAAAAAAAGTTTTGAAGAGTGGCAAGAAAACTGGGAAGTAAACGTAATATCATTTTCTTTATATGAGTTAAAGCTCCCGTCTTTGCAATCGG